GTGTAGCACAGAATGAATTTGCTATTGAAGCAAAACATATGGTTCATCTTAGTCTAAGCGAAGGTTTAGATAACAATTATCCATTTGGAAATTCATTGCTTGAATCAGTTTTTAAGGTTTATAAGCAAAAAGAGCTTTTAGAAGATGCAATTATCATTTATCGTGTTCAAAGAGCACCAGAACGTCGTGTATTTTACATCGATGTTGGTAATATGCCATCACATATGGCTATGCAATTTGTTGAAAGAGTTAAAAATGAGATACATCAGCGTAGAATTCCTAGTTCTACAGGTGGTGGAACAAGTGTAGTTGATTCAAGTTACAATCCTTTAAGTATAAATGAGGATTATTTCTTTCCTCAAACAGCGGAAGGACGTGGATCTAAAGTAGAAACATTACCAGGTGGTACTAATTTAGGTGAAATTGACGACTTACGTTACTTTACTAATAAGTTATTCCGTGCATTACGTATTCCAAGTAGTTATTTGCCAACAGGTCCAGACGATTCTTCTGCTGTTTTTAGTGATGGTCGTGTTGGTACTGCTTATATTCAAGAACTAAGATTTAACAAATATTGTGAAAGACTTCAAAGTTTAATTGAAGGTGAGTTTGATCTTGAATTTAAATTGTTTATGAAGAATCAAGGTATTGTAATTGATGATTCGTTATTTGATTTAAGATTTAATCCTCCACAAAATTTTGCTGCTTATAGACTTAGTGAACTTGATACTTCTCGTGTTCAAACGTTTACAACAATGCAAGAAGTTCCTTATATGAGTAAAAGATTTGCAATGAAGCGTTATCTTGGTTTAAGCCAAGAAGAAATAATAGAAAATGAACGACTCTGGAGAGAAGAAAATAAAGATATTTTAGATACAGGATCAGGATCACAAGCAGAACTCCGTGGAATGGGCATTACTAGTGGAGGATTAGAAGCAGGATTAGAAACTCCACCAGAAGGTGAAGAAGGAATAGAAGGTGAACCAGGAGCACAAGCAATGCCAACAACTACTGCTCCAGCAGCACCATTACCTTCAACACCTGGAACATAAAGATAAATACAATATGATACTACGTGAACTTTTTTACTTTAACAAGGAAAATGACGATATGACTCAGGATAATCATTATGATCCTGAGAATGATAAATCTGAACTTAAAAAGGGTGATACACGTAAGATTCGATTAACATTAAAACAGATAAATCAACTTAGACGTGCAAGTGATCAACATTATTTAGATCAAAAAAATGACGTTGAGGCTATTAGTAAGATGTATTCACAGCCTCCTGCAGAGCCAACTGCTTAATGTTTAGAGCCTTTGTATTAGGAAATGGTCGAAGTCGTTTAGTAGTTGATCCTAAAGATTTAAAGAAGCACGGAAAAATTTATGGATGTAATGCTTTGTATAGAGACTTTGATCCAGATTATTTAATTGCTGTAGATCCTAAAATGATTACAGAAATTTGTCAAAAAGAGTATCAATTAAAGCACGAAGTATGGACGAATCCTAATAATTCATATAAGAATTTTAAAAATTTAAATTTTTTTAAAAGTCCTAGGGGATGGTCAAGTGGACCAACGGCCTTACATAAGGCTTGTATTGATCAATATAAAGAAATATATATATTAGGATTTGATTATGTAGGAATAACCGATAAATTTAATAATGTTTATTCTGATACTCCTAATTATAAAAGATCAATAGATTGTGCAACATATTACGGCAATTGGTTATCACAAACAGAAACATTATTTGGTGAGTTTAAACATATTTTCTTTTATAGAGTTATTGAAAATATTAAAGATAACATATCTAATTGGCGTGAGATAAATAACTTGAAACAAATATCCTACGAAGAAATGTGGAGCAAATTACGATAAATCTCCCCAACGACTCCAAATCTGCGATTTTTCACCTATTTTCCGCCATTTGATTAAATAAATCCGTAAATAATACGACAGCCTTAGCTATAGGAGATTTATCATGGCCAAACAAAATTTTGAACAATTGCTTGAGTACATTGTTAACGGCGAGCAGGAAAAAGCAGAAGAACTATTTCACGCACTAGTTGTTAATAAGTCACGTGAAATTTACGAAGGTCTCTTTGAAGAAGAGATGAAAGACGTTGAAGTTGATGAAGCTTCATGCAAAGACAAAGACATGGAAGAAGAGGAAGAAATGGAAGAGGATGCTGTTGAAGAAGCATTCATTGCTTTCTCTGAAGAGCCAGCAGTTGGTGGTGATCCAACAGACGATATGATGCATGATGTAAGTGATGATAGCGATGATGACATGGATGACATGGACGGTAACGATCATGATGATATGGGTGCCGACGGTGACATTGAAGATCGTGTAATGGATCTCGAAGATGCACTTGAAGATCTTAAGGCAGAGTTTGATGCTCTAATGGCAGACGAAAAGAATGAGCCAGAGCATCACGACGGTGTTGATGATCCAGACTTTGGTGATAGCGAAGAAGGTGAAGAGGAAGAGGAAGATGAAAACGAGTCTTTCAACTTCGAAGATATCGAAGACATTGACCTTTCACCTGTTGAGCAAATGAGAGAATACGTTGAAAAGATTGGTGATGCTTATAAAGGTGGCAAGGTTGCTAGTACTTCAGAACCATCGGGAGCAAATACAAAGAGCACAGTTGCTTCAAAGAATGACATGGGCGGAACAACTGCTAACATCGCACGTGGTGGCGAAGGAAGCACAAAAGGAACTGCTGGTGGTCTTCTAAATCCAACAACCAAAGAAGAAAACTTTGGTAACGTAAACGTTCCTGGTGCTAAGAATGCTACAAAGTTAAGTTCAGTTTCTAAAGGACATGGTGCTGAAAAGAAAGGCGCTGGAGAAACTGCTGCAAATACAAAAAGCATTTTAAAGCCACAGAAGGGTTAATATAGATGCTATATCTTCAAGAACATCTATCATTCGACCAAGCTAAAATGGTCGTTGAGAGCGATGATAAAGACGGGAAAAACCTTTATATGAAAGGCATTTGCATCCAAGGTGGTGTAAAAAATGCTAATCAAAGAGTTTATCCTGTTCCTGAAATCGCTAAGGCTGTCAAAACACTTAACGATCAAATAAGTGGCGGATACAGTGTACTTGGAGAAGTAGACCATCCACAAGACTTAAGAATCAACTTAGATCGTGTTTCACACATGATTACCGAGATGTGGATGGATGGTCCTAACGGATATGGTAAGTTAAAGATTTTACCAACTCCAATGGGTCAGTTGATTAGAACAATGTTAGAATCAGGCGTAAAGCTAGGCGTTAGTAGCAGAGGAAGCGGCAATGTTCAAGAGGACGGTTCGGGTCAAGTTAGTGACTTTGAAATTGTAACTGTTGATATTGTTGCTCAACCTTCTGCTCCTGGGGCTTATCCTACGGTTGTTTATGAACACCTTATGAATAGTAAAGGTGGATACAAGGCTTTAAATATGGCAAGAGAATTACAAGGCGATCCAAAGGCACAAAGATTTTTACAAGACCAACTCGTAAATATCATACGAGGCCTCCAATAAGTTAGGAGATACACATATGTTGGATGTATTAAAGCAATTATTTGAGAACAATGTGGTTTCCGAGGAGATCAAGGCAAATATCGAAGATGCTTGGAACAAAAGAATCCAAGAAAACCGTGACCAGGTTACTGCACAACTTCGTGAAGAGTTTGCTGGTAAGTTTGAGCATGAGAAGGCAGCACTTGTTGAAGCAATGGACAAGTTAATGACTGACCGTCTTGCAAGCGAAATTGCTGAGTTCGTAGAGGACAAGAAGCAACTTGCTGAAGCTAAAGCAAACTATGTAAAGAAGATGAAGTCTGATGCTGATGTAATGAAGGAATTTGTTACACGTCAGTTAAAATCAGAACTTTCAGAACTTCATGAAGACCAAAAGATTATGTCAAATAACTTTGCAAAATTAGAACAATTTGTTGTAAAACAACTTTCTAAGGAAATTGCAGAGTTCGCAACTGATAGAAAAGAAGTTATTGAAACTAAGGTTAAACTAGTTAAAGAAGCTAAAAATCATCTTGAAACAGTTAAATCTAATTTCATTAAGCGTTCTGCAAAGATCGTTGAAGAAACAGTTGCTAAGACATTAAAGTCAGAAATTCATCAGCTAAAGGAAGATATTACTTCAGCTAGATCAAATGACTTTGGTCGTAGAATCTTCGAAGCCTTTGCTTCGGAATACACCCACAGTTATCTCAGCGAAAAGGGTGAAGTTGCTAAACTTATGAATGTTCTTAAACAAAAAGAACAAGAATTAGTTGAAGCAAAAACTATCGCTGTGAAAAAGTCAAAGTTAGTCGAGAGTAAAGAACAAGAAATCACTCTTATGCGTGATTTAACTGCTCGTAAAGAAGTTATTAGTGAACTTCTTTCACCACTCGGAAAAGATAAGCGTGAAGTTATGTCAAATCTCTTAGAGAGTGTTCAGACATCTAAGCTTCGTGCTGCATTTGACAAATACTTACCGGCAGTTATGTCGGATAATTCGGCAACCAAGCAGGCACTAGTTGAGGCAAAAGAAATAACAGGAAATAAAACAAATATCAATTCCAATGCTGCTGAAAGCAACATTGTTGATATCCGTAGACTAGCGGGATTAAAATAAGGAGTTTTAAGCTATGTCAGAACTATTAGAAAGCCGCTGGCAGGACACTAAAGAGGCACTTCTCGAAGGCCTTCAAGGAAATCGTAAGTCAGTAATGGCAGTTACTCTTGAAAATACACGTAAGTATCTTTCAGAGTCAGCCACAGCTGGTGCTACATCTGCCGGTAATGTCGCAACTCTTAACAGAGTTATTCTTCCAGTAATTCGTCGTGTTATGCCGACAGTTATTGCTAACGAACTCGTTGGCGTTCAGCCAATGACTGGTCCAGTTGGCCAGATCCATACACTTCGCGTACGTTATGCTGACACTTCATCAGGTGCTGGTGTAAACGCAGGCGAAGAGGCTCTAAGCCCATTCAAAATTGCTGCTGCTTACTCAGGTAACGAAGTAAGTGCAACACCAAGAG